TGTCTTGTCCTTGTAAACGCATCAATAATAACTGACTGGCCGTCTGTAAGCCATCTCATCAGGCTCATCCGAAGCGATGGAGATGAAGCCTCCCTTGCGGAACCTCATCAATGCCTGAGAGGCAGAGTCAGTCAAGTCATCATGCTCCCCATAAGGGAACTCTGCCATCTCTTCAGAAACCTCCTCCGCCCACCTCCGGTCAGGTCTCCAAACCATCCCGGAGGCAAACAGATCCACCACGGCATTCACCCGGGAGATCTTGTCCTGCCCTTTGTAGGGGGTGTATTCAGAGACCGGAACCCCGGCTTTACGAAGCTCATACACCAAAGGAGCGCCAGCGGCCCTCTTTTCGATGATCGTCGTGTCAGGGCTCCATTCCCTGTAAAGCTCCACAGCCTTCCTCTTCAGGTCCGGGAACTCCATTCGCTGTTTCAACGCATCCAGAAGGATGATGTTGGGAACCATGTTCCCATGCCTATCCTCCCGGTCAAACACCCCCCAGGTGGTGCATGCCGAGTAGTCAGCCCTGTTGGATGTCTCAAAAGCGGTGTCCCAAGACTGGATGATGTACTGGCACGGCGGAGGGCTCTCCCCCTCCCATATCTTCCAGTACTCTCGTTTAACTATCGCCCCCTCTTCCGAGGTCGGGTTCTGCTGGTACTGAGCCTCCCACTTGGCTACAGGGATCTCAGCCTTGATCGACTCCAACTCCTCCTTCTTCCAGAACCCAGGCCACAAGGGAGTTCCAGAAGGAAGAATGGCCGGGAACTCGATGATCTCCCAGTCATCCGTGCCATCTTTTGAAGAGTTCTTCAAGAGCTGCCCGGCCAAGTCCTTCTTGGACCACCGGGTCATCACAACAATGATCGCACCCCCTGGCTGTAAACGCTGTCTCGGTCCAGAGGTGTACCACTCATACACAGCGTCATACACAGCAGGGTTCCCCTGCTTCGCCTCCTGCTCACTATGAGGATCGTCAATGATCAACAGATCCGCACCCTTACCCGTCACCGCCCCACCCACACCAATAGCGAAGTAGTCTCCGCCCTTGTCTGTGTTCCATCTCCCAGCAGCCTTCGAGTCACTGGACAACTGAGTCCCAAAGACCTTCTTGTAATCCTCCGACGAAACAAGGTTGCGAACCTTCCGGCCAAAGCCCACAGCCAACTCTGCGGTGTGTGCCGTCTGAATGATCTTCTTCTCCGGGAACTTCCCAAGAAACCACGCCGGCAAAAGATACGAAGCAAACTCAGACTTCGTGTGCCTCGGAGGCATATTGATAATCAACCTCTTCAACTCCCCATTAGCCACCCTCTCAAAAGCATCAGCCATGATCTGATGATGCTTCCCAGAGATAAACACCGGCCACATCTGCTTGACAAAGAACAAGAAGCTCTCCCGGCACCTCTGTACCCTGTCCATCTCCAAAAGAGCCTTGATCTTCTTCCTGTCCCCCTCAGACACCCTGTCCACTATCTGCAGATAGCTGGTGATCTCCTGCCTTGACAACAATGTCATATCGCCCTCTGTCCTTTGATATATATCCCTTGTCCCTCAGCGCCCCCACTAACCTGTACGTGCCGCCACATGACCTCACCTTGCACCCTATCGCTATCACCCTGTACGTCGGAACAACGCCCCACTTCCTCTTGTACGCCTCTATGAACTCCAAGACGAACCTCTGTCTCCTGGTCAACATGCATCCGGCTTTTTCCATTTCTCAACATGAACGGGGGGTTTCTCTATATATATAGGGGGTGGGTGTTGGAGGATGGGAATGAAAGGGGGTGGGCCGTTTGAGGGGAAATGTTTGAGTGGAGTCGAGCGTAACGTGGCGGAGGGTGGTCATCGCTGCCACGGCCCCTCCCCCCGTGGGTGCCCTCCCGCCCTCGCCCTCCCGCTCACCCGCCCCCGTGTACACGCTCGCCGTGTACACGCGCCACGCGCTCACAGTCAGGCATCGGTCCCCGTCTTGCCTGCCACGAGGCGCAGGTGCTGCGCCAGATCCCGGCGCAGTGCGTCAGGCGACGCGGTGCGGTCCTTCTCGACTGGTGCTGATGTAAACGCTCCGGAGGCCTTGCCGAGTAGCTCCAGGGCTCGCAGCCGGGTGTTGTCAGCCGTGCCCTTACTCAACTCCACCAGACTCCTCACCACATACCTCCTTGCCGCTATGTGGTCCTCCACCAGCGCCTCTTGTGTCTGTTCCCAGGCTTGATCGATCAGCGCCCGGACTCTTGGATTGCGTCCTAGCCGGTACGCCTGGACGCTTGCTGACTCGTCTGATGCCTGCGACCCGTAGGCATCTCTATACGCTTGACGGAGGCTGCTTCCCTCTATGACGCGCCTTGCAAATTCCTGTTGCTTGGCCGTCAGTGGGCGGAGACGGCGGTAGCTTGGTGCCCCCTTGAGTTGACCGTCTGCCCTCTTGTGCGGACCTGGAGAAGCCCCTGCCATCTGTTCCGCTTCGCTGCCTACCGGGCCGGGCTCTGTTTCGTGTAAACGATCAAGGTCAGCCTCAGCCTGCGCCAGTGCATCGAGCACGTCCCGCTGGCTCGCTCGACCCCGCTGAGTCCCAGGCTCGCCGTCCTTCCCTGTGGTTTTGTACATAGTTGTGCATCTGTCCAGTGATGTTCACATTATCCACAGTTTGTTCAAACAAGGCAAGTTGTCCACAGTCTGTGGATAAGCCTTAGATTTGCCTCATTTTTGAGCATTCACCTATGAAGCCTTGTGGATAACTTTGTGAACAACTCGCTAGAAGCTCCGATCTATTTTTCTGAAGGGCAAGGTACCTTCCACCACCTTGCGTCGATCCTGGACCGTTCTAGTGCGTTCTAGCGGCCTGTACATTCATACAGGTATAGCCCTTGGCTTTACTTGGTCATATGTCCCTGCTACTCACGCGTGCGGACGCACGCATTCGTTGGTCAGAGCACCCGGCTCTGATCTGCTAGCCCTATCGACTCGCTCGGGTATTGCACGAGCACCCGTTTGCACACACAATCGGGGCTCCCCGGTCGGGGACGCGCAGCACGGTGCTGCGACGGACAGGAGGTTTTGAGATGACCCGCGAAGATTGGTTGATGACTCTGATCGAAGAGGTTCGCCCCCTCTTCCCGGCCCACACTGGGCAGACCCTCCCGCAGCGCATCCGCGTCGCCTGCGGGTTCCCCAGCAGCGCCCGCCGCTCGGGCGCCATCGGCGAGTGCTGGGCCGACGCCTCCAGCGCCGACGGGACGGTCGAGATCCTCATCTCGCCGGTCCTGGACGATGTCACCACGGTGGCCGCAACCCTGGTGCATGAGCTTTGCCATGCCCTGCCGGGTTCGATGAACCATAGCAAGACCTTTGCGACCCACGCCGCCAACATGGGTCTGGCCCCCGGCGCCAAAGGCTGGAAGGGCACCGGCCCAGGCCCCGGCTTCGATTCCCGCTATGGCGAGATCCTCGCCAGCCTGGGCGCCTACCCTCACGCTCAGTTGATTATGTCTGCCAAGCCCACGCAGACCACCAGGATGCTGAAGGCGGTCTGCCCCGCTTGCGGCTACACCGTCAGGCTCACCAAGAAGTGGGCAGACCTTGGCCTGCCCTTGTGCCACCAGGACGGCGAGCAATTCGTCCTTCAGACGACAACAGAGGAGTGACCCAATGAACACCAGAGTCCTTCAGACCCTTCTCGCCCTGCCCGGGGCACAACTCGCCCGGGCCGCGAACATCGTCTGCGGTCCCGCCGAGCGCACCAAGGTCGAGGCCGCGCAGGCCCTGGCGACCGAGGTTTCACGTGGAACAGTCACGGTGGACCAAGTGCGGCAGGCTGCATCGAGCACGCCCCTCCAGCCGCCCGCCGTGCCCGTCACCCTGGGCATGCCGCAGCCCGCCTTCCAGCCGCCCCCCCGCGTTGCCCCACCCTCTCCCCCGCCCCAGGCCGATCCCAGGATCGAGGCCACCGCTCAGGTCGCCGCCCGGACCGAGGCGGAGGTGCTCAGTCTTGCCACAGAGGTCCGGACGATCAAGGGGAATCTGGTCGGCGTCGCCCAGGCAGTGGCCCAGGCCAAGGTGCTGGCCGAGGCATCAGACCGCGCCTCGGCCAGCATCATGGCCGGGATCAAGACCGAGATCGAGGCACTGCGCGATGCTGGCCCCGCGATCAATGCGGAGATCGCCGCCCAGGTCAGGACGGCACTCGCCCCACTGCTCGCCCAGGCCACGCCGGAGACGGCCCCGGCCATCGTCGCTGCCACTGCGGGCCCCATCGGTCGTAAGTCATGCCTAGACGCTTTCGGCATCGACCTGCGCGACGCCCAGGGTGGCCCGGTGATGGTTGACCTCTGGGATGACCCCGAGGCCGAGGCAGTGGACCCCGCCTACATCTGGACCGAGTCCCTCCTGCGGCGCCTGATCCTGGGCACTGAGTCCAATGTCTGGCTGGGTGGCCCCAAGGGGACGGGCAAGTCCGAGGCTTTGAGGCAGTTCGCCGCCCGCACCGGGCGCAAGTTCACCCGCATCAACTTCCGCAAGTATTCGACGCAGGAGGACTACATCGGGGCGACCGGCCTGGACGCAGGACAGACCAGCTTCCAGCCCGGCCCATTCCTGCGGGCCTACACGCACCCTGGCTGCGTCATCCTGCTTGACGAGGTCAGCAACACCGACCCCGGCGAGCTTGCGCCGCTGAACGGCCTGCTGGAACCCCGCGCCGCCGTCACCATCGGCGGGTCAGTCTGGCGCCGCGCCCCAGGCGTGTGCATCGCTGCCGCCGACAACACGCTCGGCACGGGTGATCAGTCGGGCAGGTACGCGGGCACCCGGGGGATGAACTCCGCGCTCATGGATCGCTTCGGTCTGGTGAGCCGCATGGACTACCTGCCGCGCAGGCTGGAGACGGACGCGCTGGTGCGCCATACCGGGTGCACCCAGGCCCTCGCCGATCATGTGATGGACGCCATCCAGGTCTGCCGGTCGAAGGTTGACACTGGCGAGGTCATCGATGCGCCCAGCATCCGCAGCGCGGTGGCCTTTATCCGCGCCCTGCGCCTGATGCCAGTAGACGAAGCCTGGGCCGACACCATCGTGGCCCGCCAGCCGGTGGAATCGCACCCGGCACTCGCAGCCGTTTACACGGCGACCATCAACACCGACACGATCAAGGGGGCAATGTGATCGACGCCATCAAGACCCTGCTCGGGCGCCCGAGCATCCTGGGCTATCAGGCTCGCCACGGCCTGGAGACGTTCGCCCACGTCGCCTGCTCGGCCCTGGGCCTGCCACCCGTCCGGGTGCAGTGGGAGGCCGGGACCATGACTGCGGCAATCAACCGGCACGGGGATCTGATCCTGAGCGACATCCCCGACGATGCCCAAGTAGCCCGGAGGCAGTTCGCCCGCTGGGTCGGGTTCGTGGTGCACGAACTCCTGCACCGGCGCTATACCGACTTCGGCGCCCATGACGGGCGGCAGTACGTGGACGCGCTGCATAACGCCATCGAGGACGCATGGATCGAGTCCCAGGCTATCAAGTCCGGCCTGCTCGGCAACATCCGGGGAGTGCTGGCAGAACTTGTGGACGGGATGACCACTGATGCCCTAGGACAGGTGACCGACTGGTCCGACCCAAGACAGTACCCCTACAGCCTCGCAGTGTTTACACGGTCACATGCCAGCATCAAGGCCCCGGTGCCTGGGACCCTGCTCCCCATCTGGCAGGAAGCCGCTCGCCGGGTCACCCAGGCGCAGAGCAGCACCGATACCCTCGCCATTGCCCGCTGGGTGTTCGATCACCTGCGCCTCCCGCCGCACAAGCAACAGCAGCAGCAACAGCAGCAACAGCAGCAGAGGGGCGACGGGCAGGGCGACGGTCAAGGGGACGGGCAGGGGGACGGCCAGGAAGTCCCCCAGGCGCCCGATGCTGGGTCTGCCAAGGTGCCTACTCCTGGGCAGGACGCGGCTGACGTTGAACCCGGCATGGAGGGTGGAGGCGGCGCCTCATTCGGTCCCACTGGAGTGCTGCCCCGCGCCGGATTGAACAGCAGTGCCCGGTGGACCGACACGGCACCCGTACCCGGGTCGCTGCGGTTTCAGATGCGCCGCCTGTTGGAGGCCAGCGCGACGGACGACATGGAGTCGCACCGACTGTCGGGCAACCTGGACACTCGCCGCCTCGCCGCCTCGGCCTGGACCGGGCGAGTCTTTGCCCGCCGCAGTGAGGAGGCTGGTATTGACGCTGCGGTGATCGTCCTGGTCGATATGTCGGGGTCGATGGCAGGCCCGCGAGCCATGGTCGCGGTGCCTGCCGCAATGGCTCTGCTCGAAACTGTCGAGTCCGCCCAGGCGCAGAGCATGGGGGTGGCATTCGGGGACATGGTCGGACCCTTCAAGTCCTGGACCGAGACGGTGCGCCGCATCGCCCCCCAGGCGCCCCGCCTCGCCATCGACGGCGGGACGAACGATGCTTTCTCCATCCGTTGGTGCCACGATCAACTGCTGCGCCACCCGGCGCCCAGGAAGGTGCTGATCGTTTTGACTGACGGAGTGGGAGATATGCGCGAGGCCCGCGCCCAGATCAAGGCCGGCACCCGGCTCGGCATCCGGACCATTGGCATCGGCATCCAGGCTGACGTTCAGCAGGTGTATGGGCAGGGGTCGCCCAATGTCATGGCCCTGCCCGACCTTGCCAAGGTGGCTTTCCGGAGCGTGACCCG